CGGCGCGACTACTTGGGAATGGGACGGTACTGTATGGAATGTTCAACCATCCTTCGGTGATGTTCAACTCTCAATTACAGCAGACAACGAGATTGACACTAAGACTTTAGACTTGATCTTAGACTCTGCAACTGGTAATACACAAGTTGATGACAACTTGGCTGTAACTGGCACATTAGATGTTACAGGTATTTCAACATTTACAACTGACGCTTCTGTTGGTGGAACATTCACTGTAACTGGCGCTACAGCACTTGGTAATTCTTTGGCTGTTACAGACGCTACTACATTGAATGGCGTTGTTTCCTCAAACACTATTACTCCATTGGCTACTGCTACATACGATTTAGGTACTGCTTCTAATGTTTGGAATAACATTTATGGTAGCAAAGTAGTTCTTGGTGATTTGACAATTGATGGCTCAAACAACACTATTAGTTCAGCAACCAATGCTATTGTTATTGATCCTTCCCCAAGTGGTGATGGCGGTGATGTAACTATTGCTGGTAACATTTTGATTACAGGCTCCACAACTGGTGGAACAAGCACACTTGGTAATGTAACTATTACAGGTGACTTGACTGTAAATGGAACTACAACTACAGTAAATTCAACTACTGTAACACTTGATGATCCCGTTATGACACTGGGTGGCGACACTGCTCCTACTACAAACGACGGATTGGATCGCGGTATTGAGTACCAATGGCACGACGGCACAGCAGCAAAGGTTGGTTTCTTTGGCTTTGATCGCTCAGTTCAGAAATTTACCTTTATGCCAGACGCAACTAACACAGGCGAAGTTTTCTCAGGAACACTGGGCAACGTAGCATTTGGTGGCGCTGACTTTTCAGGTCATGTTATGCCATCAGCAGACAAAACATACGACTTGGGCCATGAATTGACGATGTGGAACCATGGTTATTTTGACTCCATTACAGTTAACAACTTGACAGTTCCAAGCACTAACTTTGGTAATATCCAAATTGCTGTAACAGATGATCAAACTATTGACACAATTACTGGTGATTTGGTTTTAAGTTCAAATAGTGGCAACGTTAGTATCAACGGAGCTACCACTGTATCTGGAGCAACTACACTAAGCTCAACTTTGGGCGTAACTGGCGCAGCTACAATGTCATCAACTTTGGACGTAACTGGAGTGGCTACACTTAGTGATGCATTGAATGTAACAGGCGCAGCAACATTGAGTTCAACTTTGGCTGTAACTGGTGCGGTAACTGCTGGTGATACATTGGCTGTGACAAACGGCGCAACAGTTGGCGGAACACTTGGTGTAATTGGCGCAAGCTCACTTGCTGGTGTAGCTGCCGATACTATCAACCCAAACGCTGATTTGACATGGGACTTGGGCGGAGCAGCTCTTCGCTGGACTAACATTTATGCTCAAACCATTCACATGGTTGATCCTGCAACTCCAGCAGTAAATATTCCATTGACAGTACAAGGAAACGACTTGTATGTTGATGGCGTAAAAGTTGGCGGAGCTTGTACAGTTGATACCGCAGCACCTGCCTCTCCAGATGAGGGCATGATGTGGTTGGATCGCAACTCAGGTATTCTTTATATTTGGGTCGTAGATTCCGGCACAGGCGTAGGAAACTGGATCCAGCCTCTATAATAATCCATATATGTCAAGCTCTTTGGAGCTTGACATTTCTGCATAAATACACTATAATATTTAAAGAGAGCTAATGGCAACGACATTTAGATTTTTTAGTGTAAAATCAAAAGAAACTTACCCAACAACAATACAATTATCAAGAATCGCAAACTCGTCTGACTTTACGACATATATGAATCGAGGACCTGTTCAAGTTGCAGGACAAGACATTACCCAAGGCAAACCAGTTAATGCAGTATTAGACGCAGTAAAATGCCCAACTACAAATAAATTAGTTTATATAAGCGCCTTAAAATATCTCAATCTTCCTTATATCCACCAGCTATATCCAAGAAATATTTCTATAATAGTAATGGGAGGAAGAGGAGAACCCTTGGGCTTTGATGAAGATGGAACTCCAATCCCAAATTATCTTGATCATATAGATCAAGTCAAATTCGATGATTTGGCTCATAAAGTTGGTACTATTCCTGCTGAAGATAATGCATTTACTACTACCGCCTCAGTTACAAGAAATTATGATGTTGCTGCTTTTCGTACAAACGGAACCGCAAATTGGTCTGGATCATTTAATAGAACCAATTGGAAAGTTGGATATGGTGCTACGACTACCAGCGGCATCGAAAGCTCTGCAACAGGAAATTTAGTATCTAATTATACTGATATTCATAATGTAGCAATGGAAAAATTTGATTTTATTGGTGGCAGTGGAGGATATCTCTATCAAACTGATATAGACAAATATCGATGGGATGACCCTAATGTTGTTGCAGTTGCAGCAAACCCAATGTCACAAACATATTATAGAGCTAGCACCGTAGGACAGGAATATGATTACTTAAGAGTAGGTGGTAGAGTTCCAGGAATGAGTAATTCCATAACTGGAATATCTGGAGAGAAACACAGATATGCGGATGATGCTGCTGCAGTAACAACAGCCAATTATAATGCTATCACTAATGGAACTATGCTAGAATATAATGGCGATGTTGTGAGTTATTCTACATGGTCCTTTTGGAAATTCAAATATGATGATCCAACTACTTCCACAGTTCTAACATATAGAACCTCTACTAGAGCAGCCGGCCATGTAAGCGCAGGAGATTATGCTGACGGAAGTGCGTATGTATCTAATGGTTGGACTTCTGCTGGTTCTCAGAGCGGAATAGGAAACGATGTTATACAAAAAATGAAATTTGATGATAGCGCCGCCTGTCAAATACTTTCTACAAGACTACAAGAAGCAAAACAAGCCGCTTGTGGTGGAGGAATAAGCTAATGGCAGCCATTATATTTGCCGATGGATTTTTTGATATTACAACATCTGATTTAGCTGATGCAGTTATAATTGACGGGCACGGGTGTGCTGATGTTGCTATATACAATGGCGGGCGTCCGTCAATACCAGGCTCTCAAACAGATTCATTACAAAAAATAAGATTTGATGATAGTGTGGTAGTTACAACATCAACAACTACTATGGTTGAAGATAGAAGACATCACTGCTCAACATCTGATGGAACAAATATATATGTAGCACAGGGTAGAGGATCTGGTGGATACAGACAAGCAGTAGAAAAGTTTCAAATCTCATCAGAAGCATCAGTAACTATTACAAATAATAATCTAACCTCAGCACGAACTGGACTGATGGGAACTGGAACCGCTACAGAACAATATTTCTTTGGTGGTAGAAATGCGGGATCGGGAATGTTCACCGTAATAAACGCTCCAGACAGACTAAGAAATGATGACTCGGCAGCAGCAACAACTTATCCAAGTTTTACAGTAGCACGATGGCATCATACTGTAGCAGGCAATGGAGAAGATGCTTTTGTTTGCCAAGGTTGGAGTGACGAAGCAAGAGATGGAATTATAGCAGGAGCTGCCACAGCATCATATGAAAAATATCGTATGGCAGGATCATCCTCTACTTCTATATTTGTATCCTCTATGGATTCATATTTAACAGCACGAAACGATGTTAACGGAGCATCTGGAGGAAATTGTATTGTGCTAGTTGGCGGGGAAGAACCAGATTATAGTGCTAATTGGAATCAAATTAGAAAATTAAGATATGACGATTATGTTCTTACTTTATCAATAACACTAGCAACAGCCACAAAGGAAGTTCAAACCTGCTCCAATGGCGATGTTATTATGGGCGCTGGCGGACATGATTTGATAGGTGACGGTGACGCTATAAGCAGAATAAACCATATTCGTCACGAGGATATGATAGAAATAATAACTACAAGTAACAGTCTAGCGAGCAACTCAACTGAAGGAGCTGTGAGCTCTGGCATATAATATAGAGGATTATGACAACAGAAATTGATATTAGACAAGTACCAAATGATATCGCTGTAAAACTTGAAGCAACCCTGCCTATAGTACAAAAACAAATTGATGAACTTATTGTTTCTAAAAACGCAGAAACAACTATTGCTGATTTACAATATTCAGGACAAACACCTCTTGTATGGTTACAACAATGCGCCATGCAACAACAAAACCGTTTGAACGCTTTACGAGAAACTTGGTTTAGACATAAGAAAAATGAATTACGAATAGAACAATATCGTATGAAAATCAATGATCCTATGGCACAACTAAAAGCAGAGGAACTTGAAGCAGGACTTGAAAGTTCTAGAACTGCTATTCGTAACGCAATGGAAGAATTACAAAGCTATCAAGATCAAATTGATGCACTACGAAAAAACTTTAATCTTCCAGATGAAATTCCACCCGAGATGGTTCGTGAGAATGATAAGCGTGAAAAAATCCGCGGAGCATTTAGGAGAGCTATTGAGGAATTCCAAGCCACAGGAACTATTCCTAGAGGAATCCAAGAGAGTTTAGAATGGAGCGGAATCCATCCACTAGTAGCAAGACGGCACTGTTTAGAATATATTCAAACTGTTGAGGAATTATTTGAGGCAGGAAAAGCACCTACTATTAGACACTTACTCAATTGGCTAGATGAGATGGAAGCCTTATACATCAACTGTCCTAACGAAGTAGTAGAACATCACCTCAAAAATAAAATCCTAGACTGATAAATATTGTAAAGGAAGGAGCAAACTATGATTAGTTTTCCCGCATCGCCCTCAAGTGGGCAACAATATTCAGAAGGCGGAACTACTTGGGAATATAATGGCACTGTATGGAATGTTATTGCTGAAACTACAGGCGAACAAACTGTAGATAATATTCAAGTAGGCGTAACAACTGACAACACTATTGATACCTCCTCAGGAGATTTAGTATTAGGAGCTACTGGGAATGTTGTATTAGCAGCCGATCTCATCACAACAGGATATAAAATCAACAGTTCCTATGAACTTCCTGGAGCTGATGGAACTGCTGGGCAGATATTAAAAACAGATGGCTCAGGCACCGTGTCCTTTGCAGATCCAACACGAACCTTTGGTAATATTAGAATTGGTGTTGATTCCGACCTAAAGATTGACACAACTTCGGGTACTTTGATTCTCGACTCTGCATCTGGTAATATAACTGCATCAGGAAATGTAAATATTACAGGCTCAGTTTCACCTATTATTAGTGCTGTTTACAGTTTAGGAGCAACAACTAATACCTGGGGAAATGTATATAGTCTTGCAACCACAACAAATAACATAAACACACTCTCAGGAAACTTAACAGTAAGTTCAGTAGGCGGTACTGTAACAGTTATGGGCAGTGTTAATTTTAATGGTAACTATACATTCCCAACTACAGACGGAACTACTGGACAAGTGCTAACAACTAATGGCAGCGGTACAGTATCATTTGTAACACCACCACAAACACTAGCAGATTTTAATATTATGGAAGGAACTTCTGGACAACTGTTACACACTGATGGAGCAGGAATGCATACTTGGAGTAGTAGTTCAGCGGCAGGTTTTACATTTGGTAATCTTCAAATTGGTATAGTTGATGGCAATACTATTGACACAACTACTGGAAACCTAGAGTTAGACTCAGCTAGTGGTATGACATATGTTGTAGATGATTTATATGTAACAGGAAGTATTGACTTTTTAGGTACACTAACACAAAACGGAAATATGGTTGATACTGGAAATCCAGATCCACGTATTGTTAGAGAAGAATCTGGAACTGATGTAACTTATACCTTCAACTAATAAGATTGATTAGATTCATCACAGTATCTAATTTAACTTGATTGATACGATTATTTAGAGTATTTTTTAGGCCTTGATGTAATGGTCGAGGCCACTTCTTATAACTTACCCAAGCATATCCATCATGTTCTTCATTTAGCACAGGAATAAATTCTTTTTCAACTAAACAAAGATATGTATGAAAAGTAAAAAAGTTATCATTACTTACATAAGTTTCTAAAGGAATAGTTTTTTTGATTTCAGTAGGTGATATTTCTTCTACAATTTCTCGCTCAAGAGCATTCCAAGGAGTTTCTTTTTCCTCATTTACACCTCCCACAAGCCCCCATGTATCAGAATGCTTACTGCGAGCTCGATGTAAAAATAAGAATCTATTAGATGATAGAGCATAAAATAATGCCCCGCTACAGATAACTTTTTTCATACAAATAGTTATCTTAATACACTAGTGCCCAAGTTCCATTTGAGTATTCTCCCTCATAGCTCAATAGCCATTCAGCTCCATCATATTTGTATTGAATGCCAGTGTTTAGATTTGTAGTATATACAGTCTGATCATTATAATGTAAATCAGCATCAAATACTATCCACCATCGCTGTCCGTCCCACTCAATAATGTCATTAGCACTAGCAACAAAATCTGATCCATCATAATTTTTCCAAGCATCCGGACCATCTTCATTATCTTTATTGCCAATATCCTCATTTAGAATTAGAATCCGCATCCCAACTCTATTCAATTTAGTAACATCTACTTTGAATGGATCTATAATATAATCTATTTTAGTATTGTCGCCTAACGGTCCTGTAAGAACTGTATCGCTTGGTAATGTATCCATATCCCAATCTACAAGCATCTCATATTCATTGTCAGGATTGATATGAACATAACCTGCTAGTGGAGATTCAAAATCACTGCGATATAATTTTACTTGTGTTAGATGCGGCTCATAACAATCACCTTTAGGGTGTGCTTTAATATAATCTCGCCAAGGAAGTATGCCTTCATCTCTGTTATCAATAAATGTTAGTTTATCATTTAGGACTAACAAATCATAATTTTTATATGTAGTGGACCAAGCTACTGTATTTGGCTCTGGGCGCGATGCTCTCATACCTTCACTTGCCATACCTAATGTTCCATCCTCATTTATAACTGGACGAGTTTTTGTATCAGACAAATATGCTCTGTTAGAAGCATATGCTAACATCTCAGGCATAGTCTCACCACGCTCAACAGATCCGTGTTGCTCATTGAATATAGATGTAATAATATTATGAATTACATTTAATCGTTTTACTTTAGCTGGGGGTGATATGAATATTGGTGTTGAAAACCCTAATGTAGCAATATCAATTTCTGTTTCTGTGCTACCACCACCTACTGATCGGCTACTAAATGTAATAGAGTCTAGCTCTACGACAGTAAGTGATGTCCAATCAACAAAATTGTCTGTTGTTTGTATTTCTAAACTTGGATTGAACAGCATTAGAATCTGTTCCATTAGTTGTAACTTTTGATCTGTATTAGTTGTCCATATATCAGCATTGACTGATAATTTATATGGCGTAGGCATAAGACGCTCTACAGTATAGTTACGTCCTTCCTTGTGCAAATATTGTTGATTATCTTTATCAAAAGCTCGCTCTCTAATTTGGACTTTGCTAACAAATGTACTATCTGATGATCTCTCACGATCCATCTCTAAATTTGTAATATACAAAGCAATCTTTGGGGCAGACTGCGCCATATTTTCACTACCGTCTTTGATTATAAAAGCAGCGGATCTTGATGGATCACCATACATTACAGGAACTTGTATAAGCTCTCCATCGCCATCTTTATATGTAAGATAGCTCAACATTCTTATTAGTTGTAAAATATAACGCCGTATCTGTGCATCATAAAACCATTGCATTATTTGCGCCTCCCTGGTGTATTACTATCGCATTCCTCAGGGTTATCTAAATGTGGCATATCTATTTTAGGGCGTAATGCCTTACTCAAACTTTGCCGTTCTGGAATATCCTCGCCACAAATTTCTGTAGAATTTGTGTTATTGATAAACGTACCTTTTTGTGTATATCTATCTTCACGTGGTGTCAATGTCATTCTCACATTATCCTCAAATTTCATCCAACGTTTTCCATCATATCTAAACAGTCTATTAGGAATCATATCTGTTCGTAACCAATAATCACCGTCAATACCTGTAGGTGGAAATGATATACCACACCCAAAAGGCAATCCATTTGGTGGGATTCCGTCTCCTAACAAGTAACCCATGTATCCTTCTTTTACTGGATTTCTCATAACATGATCAATAGATCCACTTAATTTGTGTGTACTGGCATCAATCATCGTTGTATCAGCTCTAACGAGTTCAGGCTCTCCGTTAGCATTAACTTGTAATGTAAAGAAATGTTGAGTCTCATAACCACTCAGTAATGCATTTGCTTCAGCATCTTGTACAATAGCTTCGTTGATAGCAAGTTCTTTTTCTCTAGTAGAGTCAGCATCAATATCTTTAAATTCTTGCCCTGCTGCTATTTGTTTCAGCTTTAGTCTATATAAATGCGGAAACCAAGTTGGCGAATATCCTTCTGCTGGGCGTGTAATATCCTCAACTACATAAAAGTTTTTAAGAGCATATTGAAAATCATTTAGCGCATACTCATCTCGCAAATGTGGAAGTTCTACAACATCACCTATAACAATTTTTCTACCCAATGTTTTTACTGTACTATTCATATGAATAGTTAGAAACAGCATGTCGTTACTTAGGAACATACCAAACTGGGATAAGTTGAATTCTAAATCTTGTAAATTATAAATCCCACGAATGGTATAAATATTTTCTTCATACTTTCTATCTCTATTTTCTAAAAATAATAAGTCTTGAATATTTGTTACACTCATTTCATCATATTGAGGTGTTGTAGCAGTAGCATCCTCATCTGTTGGATTAGTTGTTCCTAACAGTAAATGTAAATTTACATCAGTCCCACCAACAGT